TGTTTAGGTTCCGCACGTCCAGCTTGAATAATCATTTTACATTGTTCAGGTGTAAATATAGGTTGTGTAGTCTCTACTATAAAAGATCTCCAACGTGGCTCTGTTATCATATTAATATCCGTATTCTATCCATCCCGTTATTATATATTTGTCATTTGATAGAGGTGGGTTGCCTCTATGAATGTGTGTAAATTGTGAAGGCCAAACTAACAATGTATTTTTTTCTGGTTTGAACCTACACTTTTGATATAAAAATTCTGTTTCTCCACCTTCTGTTACATCATTTAGATATACCATAAAAGCTAGTATTCTATTTCTTGCTTTCATTTCTGCATTTTCACAATGCCAAAAATGATAACCTTCACCTACTTTAGTTTTTTGTATTTTAACTTCTAGTATGTTGTGTGTGGCTAGTTTTTTTAGATAAGAATATTTTTGAACATACAAAGGATATATTTCTTTAAAAAACAAATCTATAAAAGGTTTGTTGTTATAAGTCATTGCAACATTGGTATCTCTTATTGTATCAATGGCGTTATCAGATACTAACATCTCATCCTCTCGTCTAGGATACACTGCACCTTGTTGCTCACATTTATTAAAGTAATTTGTATAATCTTCTATCAATTGATCTGGCATAAAGTTTTTAAATACACCTATGTGATCGTCTCGAACTAAATATTGCCTATCCATTATACAGCTCCTCTATTTTTAATTGGATCAAACTGTACATCACAGTTTGCAGCTAGTGTTCGCCTAGTCTCATTCGTTCCATTAAAAGGATAAACACAGTGTCTCATATCATACGGAAACACATAAAAATCTCTAAGGTTCATTGGTGGTTGATAATCTATTTTTGCAAACTGACCATTACTTGCACCTAATATCTGTAGTTTACCGTTCTGTGGTATCTCTGCATTAGAATATTCTTTACCATATGTTGATGGTAGTTTTAAAATCATTACAGAAGATAAACCTGTAAACAACATACCTCTATGGATGTGTGCAGGATTATATTCATGTGCTTTCATTTCATTAACCCAGATAGAATTAAGATGGGTATCGTAATCTCTAATTTTATTAAACGCTAGATAGTGTTTAAACACAGTCATAAAATAATTAGTTACATTTTGTGGTAACATATTATGGTTTTTCATTTTAGATTGATCTTGACCATTGTAAAACAAACTATGCTCATTCTCAATCTTACCTACCAACTGTTTATTAGCAGGTGCTAGTCTATGAAAGTTTTGTTCGTATGTTTGATTAATCGCAGAAAAAATATCTAACGGTACCTGATACTTTAAAATTGATTGACCTAAAAATACAAAATCAAAATTAAGATTTTGGTTTTCCATGTTGTTCAATTTGTTCTTTCTCTTTGTAACTATTTTCTAACTCACCAGATTTTCTAATTCTTTGTAAGGATTGTAGTTGTCCTAGAACATTAAACTTATCAGTGTCAGAAGAATTTTCTGTAAGCTGTCTTGCTTTTTCAGCATACTGCATACCATAAGATTCTAATTGATGTTGGTTAACATCTTTGTCATTGAATGATCCGTCGTTAAATTCTACTTTTAATTTAGACCACATTTTAATTTCTCTCATTCTATGTTTTGCAACTTTCTCCATAGAAGCTTTTGCAAATCTACATTCATCAATATCTATTTGATATTTAGTTAATTTGTATTCATCTTTTTCAGTTTCTATTTTACCTTCTAGCCATTTAATTTTTGCTTCGTTTCTTCTATAATCAAATGATAGTGTCATTAAGTTATCTAAGTATGATGATTGTTCTCTTACACACTGCCAATATTTTGCAGCTTTAGTTGGATATCTATTGTCTTGTAATACAGAAAACCTTGCTTCTGTTTCTGTTCGAAACATTTGTTTCTTGGTCCAAGTGTCTCTAAGCTCGTCTACCATACCTTTAAAATCGGTAAGGTCTTGTGGCTCTAATAAATTATTTAAATGAGTTTCCTCTTTTTGTATAATATCTTTAACGTCTTTTTTTTCTGTCATATCTTTATCCTTTATAGTTGTCTCTTATATATACTATCTTAAATATATATCAACCCTTAACTAGTAGTAAACGTTTCTGTAAGTTTACCGTCACCGTACCATTCTTCGGTATCATTAAAAAAAGGGCCATCTCCTCCACCTGCCGCTAATGCAGCTGTTTGAGTACCTGCTCCTGATATAAAATCTCTTGCTGTGTTTAAATTTTGTACATTAATCCAATTTGTTCCATTCCAAGATTCTGTGTTTGCTAATAAAGGACTTCCACCTGAACCATATCCACCAAAATTTAAAGCTGATGTGTTATCTACACCCGAACTACCACTATTTGCTGCGATAGTATTTAAATCATTTACTTCCGTCCAGCTCGTTCCATTCCAAGATTCTGTATTTGCTACTTGACCAGGCGAACCTTGACCACCAATCGCTAAAGCTGATGTGTTTGTTCCAGCGCCAGCTAAACTATTTCTAGCAAGATTTAAATCGGCCACTTCAGTCCAACTCGTTCCATTCCAAGTTTCAGTAAGAGCTAGAAAAGGTGGATTTCCACCAAAACCTAAAGCTGCTGTTGATGTTCCTGCTGATGCTAAACTATTTCTAGCATTGTTCATATCATTTACTTCAGTCCAAACGTATCCATTCCATAATTCTGTTTTATCTTCACTAGCAGCAGTTGGGGTTTCTCCAGCAAAAGCTAAAGCTGCTGTTGAAGTTCCTGCTCCTGCTAATTGTCTAGTGGCTATGCTTAAATCATTTACTTCAGCCCAAGAAGTTCCATTATACAATTCTACATTGGCAAGTGCAGGTGGTGTTCCAGAACCTTCACCTCCAAAAACTAAAGCAGCATCCCTAGTTCCACATTTCCCAGCTCTACCTCTTGCAGTATTCATATTATTACCCGTAACCCAGGCACCTACAGCAATGTTTGCGTTCCATTCTTCGGTGGCTGCTGTTGAAGGAGGTACATCTCCACCAAAAGCTAAAGCAGATGTGTTACTAGATCCTGTTCCACCTGGTTGACTTCTTGCAGTATTTAAATCATTTGTTTCAGTCCATACACTTCCATTCCAAGATTCCGTATTTGAATAAATAACAGGTTCAGCATTTCCTCCAAAAGCAAGTGCTGATGTATTATCTGTACTAGACATTGCAAGTGATCTTCTTGCAGTATTTAAATCATTTACTTCAAACCAACTTGTTCCATTCCATAATTCATTATTTGCTAAATAGGTAGGACTTTCACCTGGATCTCTACCACCACTACATAAAGCAGATGTTTGTGTGCCTGTGCCTCCTGGGGGTCCTCTTCTAGCAGTATTCATATCATTAACTTCAGTCCAACTACTTCCATTCCAAGTTTCTGTTAAACCCGCCATTGGATTTGCTCCAGCAAAAGCAAGTGCTGATGTATTATCTGTTCCCGCTCCTGCAAGTTCGTTTCTAGTTGTGTTTAAATCAGCAACTTCAGTCCAGTTTGATCCATTCCAAGATTCAGTGAGTCCAACAACTGGAGGTTGAAAACCTCCAAATGCTAAAGCAGATGTTTGTGTTCCATCTCCTGCAAAATCAACCCGACCTGTATTTAAATCATTTACTTCTGTCCAGCTTGTGCCATCATACTGTTCTGTTACCGCTGGATTACCAAAAGCCAATGCCGCTGTTTGTGTCCCAGCTCCTCCAGATACAGTTCTAGCAGAATTTAAATTCCCACCCGTAGACCATGCGTTACCTAAAACTTGTTGATAGCCTTTTAATTGTTGAGTCGTAGTATTGTACCAAACTTCTCCTGTTACAGGATTCGATGGGTCTGATGATACGACCGTAATATCTGTTCCTTTTATTTCTTTGTATGTTGCCATTAGTCTATATTCTCCGATAGTGTTCCGTCACCAAACCATTCTTCTGTTGCTGCTGTATTTGGTGGAGCTTCTCCACCGAAAGCTAAACCTGCAGATGTAGTTCCAGAACCAACCGCACTTCTTCTAGCAGTATTTAAATTATTAACATTACTCCAATTTGTTCCATTCCATTCTTCTGTTTTAGCTACTCTTGCTGGGGAAGGATCTATTCCACCAACAGCTAAAGCTGATGTTTGAACTCCCACACCTCCTGCATAAGCAGTTGCTGTGTTTAAATCATTTACTTCAGTCCAATTAGTTCCATTCCAAGATTCTGTTTGAGCGTTTGGATCACCTCCAAAAGCTAAAGCAGCTGGAACTGTTCCTACTCCTGCTAAAGTATTTCTAGCAGTGTTTAAATCATTAACTTCTGTCCAACTTGATCCATTCCAAGTTTCTGTGTTACCTGTTGTTCCTACACCTGTATCATAACCTCCAGCTATTAAAGCTGATGTGTTGTCTGCTCCTAACCCTGCACTTTCTGCTCTTGCATTATTTAGATCTGCAACTTCTGTCCAAGCTGATCCATTCCAACTTTCATTGTTAGCTACATCTGTAGTTGGTGGAGTTTTACCTCCTATTGCTAATGCAGATGTTGATGTCCCTGCACCCATTAAATTTCTTCTTGCTGTGTTTAAATCGTTTAATTCAGCCCAAGCAGTTCCATTATATAATTCGGTTGCTCCTGTTATTGCTGGATCTAATCCCCCAAAAGATAATGATGCTGTTTGTGTACCAGCACTAGAGCCTGCGTGTGCTGATTTAGCCGTATTCAAACTCCCACCAGTCACCCAAACACCATATGCAAAATTTGCGTTCCATTCTTCGGTTGCTGCTGAGTCAGCAGTATTATCATTACCTCCCATAACAATAGAAGTTGTAGTAGTTCCTGTGCCTGCCAGTCCATATCTTGCTTTACTAAGATCATTTGTTTCAGAAAATACGGAACCATTCCATATTTCAGTGTTTCCTACAGCGACTGTACCATTATAACCACCAAAAAGTAAACCAGCTGCGCTTGTTCCTGAACCTGCTGCATATGTTCTTGATGTATTTAAATTATTAACTTCTGCCCAATTAGTTCCATTCCATTGTTCATTAATAGCTGTAAGAGGGGCACCACTAACAGCTAACGCACCTGTGTTATTTGCACCTATTCCTGCTCTAGAAACTTTAGCAGTATTTAAATCGTTTACTTCTGTCCAGTTCGTTCCATTCCAAGATTCAGTAATTGCCAAAACAGGATTTCCAGGGTTTTCTCCAGCAAAAGCTAAAGCTGATGTTTGAGTTCCAACACCTCCTAATTGTTTTTTAGCAGAGTTCATATCATTTACTTCAGTCCAGTTAGTTCCATTAAAAGTTTCAGTAAGTGCTGAAGCAGGTGTTATACCTCCACCAAAGGCTAAACCTGCGGTTTGTGTTCCAGCTCCTGCGTTATCTAAACCTGATCTACCAGTATTTAAATTATTAACTTCAGTCCAAGTACTTCCATTATATAATTCTGTGTCACCTGTTACAGGAGGTGGATTACCTCCACCAAATAACAAAGTTGCCGTTTGTGTTCCAGCTGATCCTGATCCTTGTTTAGCAGTATTTAAATTACCACCAGCTGCGTAGGCACTTGTTAAGGTAGTCTGACGAACACGCAAGTTTGCCGTGGTCTCGTTATACCATACCTGGCCCACGTATGGGTTACCAGGATCCTCTTCGAAGTTTTGTACTGCTCCGCCTTTAGTGCCTTTGTACTCGGTCATTTATCTCCTTTTTACTCAGTCAATGTAATGTCAGCTGGTCTTGTACTGTCTGCTTTTTCTTCATCAGATAAAGCATCCCATGCAGTTTGTGCTGC